CGTTGGCCCAGCTGTCCGAGTGTACGGGGCAGGTCCTCGATGGCGGGGCGCAGGGTGGCGGGTATTGGCTTGCCCTTGCCTGCATTGGCTGCCACGTCCCACAGGGCCTGCTGGTAGTTACCCTCGGCCGCTGCACGGGCCCCCAACAGGCCCGGATACTGCCGGCTGGTGTCGAGCACCATCTCGCCGCTCGGCTTGCGCCAGCCACCGAGGAACTCGCCCGGCGGGATCGCACCCAGATCGACATCGCCAATCTGCTGTCCGGGTCGCAGGGTCTGCTCACCACCGCGCTGGCTCACCATGTAGCCGGACTTCGGCACCTCACCGGTCCGCGGGTCGATGCTGAAGCCCTCGTCTGCCTTCTGCTGAATGTAGCGTTCGATGTTGCTCTGGCTCGGGCTTGGCACATCCCGATAGGTCCGGCTGGTCGGCGTTACCGGCTCGAATGACTTGATAACGTCGCCGCCGCGGATGCCGGTGTAGCCCTTGTCACGGGCCAGTCGCTCGAATTCACTGGCCACCTCGCTCTGGGGTGCGGTTACGGACCATCGGCCCTGTGCGGCCTTCTCATTAGCTCTCAGCACATTCCGCCGGGCCTGCTTCCATAGTTTCTGGCCCCGCTTGCCTGATTTGGGCAGGATCCCCTTCAGGGTGCCGCGGTAGCCCTCTCGGCCGAGGTTAGTCTCGGGTGTCACGCCGGGCGCATAGAAGTGCACCGAGGGCTGTGCTCCTGCCCGGCCTCGCTCGGCACCCATCTGCATCGGGTTGCTGCCGGCCATGCGGGGATCCAGCACGTCCATGTTGGCCAGCTGGCTGAAGTGTACGCCCGGCTGTTGCGGCACCGTTGCACGCCGTGCCATGCCGGGCACTGCTCGTGCCGCCATCGCTGCCGGCCGGGTTATCGGGGCCGAGAGCCCGGACAGGTCCAGCAGGTCCAGTGAGCCCAAAGCAATTCCGCCGGGGGTGGCGGTGCCCATGGCCGCGTTCTGCATCAGGTTGCCGCCGGCCCGGCCCATGCCTAGTGGCATGTTCAGGTCCCGCAGTGCACCGCCGCCAAACGTCAGGGCCCCCTGAAAGGGTGATAGCCCCTGATGCCCTCCTGCCGGCGGAGGCAAGGCCATCTGCTGTCCGATGTTGGTTGGGGGCATTCGGCCTGCAATAGAGGCCAGCTCCGCCCGCTGCTGGGCTTGCTGGCGCATCTGTTGCTGCTTCAGTTGGCCGCGTGTTGGCATTTAGTACCCTTCAGGCGTTGCCCACGTAGACATGCCCTTGCACTGCGAGTACGGGTACAGGGACCAGAATGACCAGTGCTTCATGTAGCCGGTCATCAGGTCCTCGACTACCCGCTTGCGGCAGTGCCGGCACCGTCCCCGGCGCTTGTAGCGATCGCGGATCATTCCTGCCCTACAAGTTCCCAGTCATCCTCGTTCATGTCACCGTGACTGGCGAGCCACACCCCGCAGGTGCCATCGGCATACTTCATGTCGAAGTGTGGACGGTAGTCGATCACAGTCCCTTCGGGGTAGATGCCAAGCAGGGGTGGACGATTCACCTTGAAAGATGACCCCGGCACGTAGTAGACGAACATGCCAACGCCGTTCCATCCTGTGCGAGTAATGCGATCACCCTGTTTGCATGCTTCAATTGCTTCACTGAAATTCATGATTGTGTTTCTCCCGGTATCGGTAGATCAGTATTGTACTTCAGCTCCGTCTCGTACCACTTGCGCAGCTGCTCGTTCTGGTCGACCATGAAGTCCATGCGATCGCCCATCAGCTTGGTCGTGCTCTTCATCTGCTCTAGTTGCATCATGAGCTGTTTGTTCTGCTCGTCCATCTGCTGCTGCATCTGCATCTGCTGTTGACCCTGCTGGGCCTGCATCTGCCGGGCCTGCATCGCCTCCGGTGACTCCGGATTGATCCAGTACTGCTCGGGTGCTGTCAGCCCGGCCGCACGGGCCTGCTCCGTCAGGGTCTGGTGTATCTTCTCGTCACTGGTCAGGATGCCGTCCTTGCCGTTCTCCATGGCCTGCACCTGCTGGGAGAATATGGCCCCCAGTGCTTGGTACCGCTGGGACCGCTCGCTGTTCGACAGGCCGATGACGATGTTGATGTCCTCACGTTCAGCCCACTGCTCCGGGTTGGCTTCGGTCCACTGACCTTGGCGCTTGAAGTTGAATGTCTGGGGCAGGTAGGTCCGGGTCAGCCAGTGCGCCACGAGGTAGATGCCCTGCACCATGGTCTCGGCGAAGCACTTGGCAATCATCGCGGTCAGCTGCTCCTGCGAGGTCATGAACCGCTCCAGTCCGTGGGCACCGGCATTGGCGACCGGGGTATTCTCCTGCGTGCCCAGATCCAGCGCGCTGCCGCCGGCCTCGCGGCGGACCTTGTCCATGTAGTTCATCATCTTGAACCCGGTATCGCCCAGCGGCTGGCTCGGCTCTATCCGGACGCTGCCCGGTGTACGTTCACGGATCACGCCACCCGGCCGGCTGGCCAGCAGGTCGTCCATGTTGACCTCGCCCGCGGTGACCACCTTGCGCTGGTTGATCAGGGCTTCGGCGTTGTCCTCGGTCTTGCGCAGGAAGCTGGTCTTGGTGTTCTCTACCTGCTTCAGCTTGTCGTACATCGACAGCCCGAAGAAACGGTGTGGCAGGATGAACGGTGTGCCGCCGGCCATGGGCACCAGCGGGAAGTAGCGGTTCTCTAGGATGTGGCTACTGGCCTTGATCACCTGCCTGCGTTCAGCGATGCCGTCATTGTCGAAGTCGATCTTGTAGTAGCACTCCTCGACCAGTACCGAGTCGGTCATCTTCTGCGCTGAATAGTGTTCTGTCTCCTCACTGTTCCGGTTGCGGGCCTGCGTCTCGGTATCCTGATTCGACGTGTAGGCCGGCAATGACATCACCACCTCGCGGTCGTAGTTCGAGGCAATCAGGTCGGTGCGCAGGACCGGCCGGACGTGGGCCACGAAGCGGGCATCGCCGATGAACGGGCTGTTATGGTCCTGATTGATGCGCAGCTCTTCGGGTGCCATCGGCTCGATGCGCAGCGCCTTATTCTGCTTGGTGATCTTGACCTCGATGTTGAACACGTCCGGCTGGATCATGACCTGCTGCCCGGTCCTCGGGTCGATATCAGTTATGCCCTCCTGCACCACCTCCTGACTGGTAACCTCGATCTCGGTGTTCTCGTCACCCTGCAGTAGCTGGGGCAGGTCGAACATGGTGACGCCCTCGTAGGTCTCGCCGGTCACCTCGACACGCTCATCGATCCAGCCCTTGAGCACTCCAGCTCGCTGCAGCATGCCGTCCTTGACGGACTGAAGGATGTTGATGTAGCCGTTGTTCTTCTCCATGACCAGATAGTTCATGGCATCGGATTCGAGCATGGCCTGCTCTTCGTCGTCCTCGCCGGTCGGTGCGAACTCCGCCAGATTCGGGTGGCTGAAGGCCGGCATCAGCTGGGCCAGTGTCTGCTCAGTGACGTCCGCCACGTCCATGCTGATCAGTGTGGACCGGCCCTTGATCTCATCCCCGCGGGCCCGGCCGAGGTAGGAGTCCATGCCCGCTATCTGGGCCGCCTCCAGCTCGTCGTCGTTGTCGCCGCCGGAGGTGTTGGCCAGCTCCTCGTTGATGAACACGACAAGATTCTCGTCGGTCATGGGGGTGTCTTCGCCGCTGGCTGCTGGCAGGTCCTCGGTCATCTCTTCAGGTGTTACTGACATTTACTTCTCCCCGTTCTCCACTGGCGTCTGCTCGTGTCGACTCTCCCAGCGGTCACAGCTGGCGTTGTGCTCGGTTTCTTTGTTCTGCTCCAAGCATATCCCGTAGGTCTGCCGGTGTGCGAACTGGTCCCAGTGTCGGCAGTGCATGCACAGCTTGATCCAATCAATGTGGTCAGCTGTCATAGACTAGCTCGGTGTCGAACGGGACCCACTCGCCGCCCATGAGCATGCGAGCATCCGCGGTGTGATGGTAGGCATATACAACGGCATCTCCTCGATCCGGTGATCGACCTATGCGCTTGATAATATCAGGTTTTGACTCAACTGCAATCTTGCCACCCGGCGTGATCCTGAACCGTGGGCAGCACAGGTCCGTCTTCAGCTCCGAGTCCAAGGGCAGGCTGACCGGGTCGGTCTCGTCCATCAGGGCCTCCCGGAAGTGCCAGTACAGGTAACTGCGCAGGTTCTGGAAGCCGTAGGTCTTGGACTTGTCCATCAGGTCACAGCCGGAGCTGCCGTTGATCGCCACCACGTTCTGGCCGTTGGCCTTGAGGAAGTCAATGACGCTGGTGCCGACCCCGATGGCATCGACGCAGGGCACCGCACTGTTGCGCTGGTGCTGGACGAACAGCGCCGCCACCGTTGGCCCGTCCGGGGTCTCGATGCCGGGCTTGTGGATCAGCTCGGCGAACCAGTGACCGTACCGCGGGGCCAGAATCGTGCTGTCACGGCCCCCACGAGCCACGTCAATGCCGATCGAGGTCATGGAGGGGTGAGGGGTAGGTAATGGTTTCCAG